AATATAATTTACATAACTGGTTTGTTGTTCGGCAAAAGGTATGTCCTCAACATTACGAGGGACAAACTCAACGACTTTCTTCGTGCCAAAAAAAGTACGCATGATTGACGGCAACATAAATAAAATAGAATCTCTAACATCAGTAGAAATAAACTCAGACTGCAAAGAACTATTTGCTTCAGGCTCGTTGCCTAAATAATATTCTGTGGCTTCTGCTCGTGACTCACCGATTTGGTCGATGTAGTCTTTGGCATCATCCATTTCGGATTTTAAGATGCTCTGTAATTCTTGCGTGTCGATTACTTCGTCTTGATTTTCTTCTTTAGCTTTGTCTGTTTCCATTGATTAACCTATGCGTATAATTTTAGATTTTAAAGGTTGCCTAAAATTATACCCCATAAACGACATACTGCCACTAAAGGAAGCAGCCGAACTTGCCATTGTTAGTGAAAGCGCATCGGCTTTGTCTGGTGATTTAATGCCACGCTTACGCATTTCTTCTTTACTTTCGAGTTTTATTTTTCCAGATGAGGTATATTTGTAGATAGGCGCAGCTAATTCAGAAACAAGCTCATCATCATTAGGAAGTCTGCAATCACGCTGCGCCAACCAATCTTTTATTGCAAACCACAACTCAGCTCGCAGATTTAAATAATTTTTTTTTGTAGCTGGAGCTTCGGCAACATTGATCCCACGCACAGGTAAGTTCTGTTCGGCTAATCTATCAACTACCCCAGAACCTAAACCAATCACATCAATCAAGATTTCTTGTGGGCGTTCTAAAGCGGTGCAATCATCAAATTTATTTTTTACTGCACCACAAAGTTGCATTAAGTCCATAGACTGAAAAGCTTTCATTTCTAAGACAGTATTGCCTTGACGTACGCAGAGGGCAGAATTATCACCACCATAACGGGCAACGTCTAATCCCCAGATAATCGGTGCGCTTGCTGAGAGTGCCACATCACGATCTATGGCTGCTTTGATTAACTCCATAGGAATTACTGTGTCATCGTCAGCACGAGGGAATTCGCCCAGTACTTCCACTCGTGCGACTGTTGAATCTTCGCCATATTGTTCGAGCATTTGTTGGAATAGCTCTTTATCTGTGCCTTCGACCGAGCGTGAGTCGATTTGTTCTTGTTTCCAGTACGAGCGTTTGCCATGAAAAGAGTCGTAAAAAGGCCCAGTATTCCTTCTGGGGTTAGAAAAAGTGAACCAATACCTATCTGCTGTCGGTTCGGAGAAAAACCCCTCAGAAACGCTGTAAATCGGTGCTGGTATACCTGATGCTTCATCCATAATCAAACAAACCCCATAACTTGAGTGAATTCCAGCAAATGCATCTGGATTTTCTTCGCTCCAAAGCTGTGCTTGTGCGTAGTAATAGCCAGTATCTATCTTTAAATCACGAATTAAGGCTTCTTCAAACCATGGTGCAGGTCTGATAGTCGTAGCGGTTTTATTAAACCAATGTGAATTTATAGATAAAGTCATCCATTTACCTAATTCTGCCCATGTTCTTGAGCGTAATTGCTGTTCGGTGTTTGCTGTTACGATTATAGTTGAGCCTAAACGTGTCGAAAGCATCCAGAGTATTAACCAAGATACCAAAGCGGATTTGCCAATACCACGACCACTAGCTACAGCCAGACGGAACATTTCTGGTAAATCTACGCTTTGATTTCTTTGTATGTGTATTCCAATATCTCGCAAAATTTTTTCTTGCCACTTACGAGGGCCAGTAAAGTTTTCGAGGGGGGTGCCTTCTTTGCCCCACTCAAAGACAAATTTCACAAAGTTTAATGGATCATCTTTGATATTCATTGACCATAGTTCAGTCATTAGTTCTTTTTCTGCTTCTACACCATATTTCATAAAATTAAAAAAAAATTAGTTCATTAGTTCCATAGCCATAGCCACGCCGCCTGGCTTTAAATGGGGGCTGTAGCGATAGTAAGTACTTACTATTCTTTTGGTAAGTAAGTGCTTACTATTGTTTAAAGGTTTGTTTGGTCGAGCGATGAAGCGGAGAAAAGATAACTTCATCGCTCTATGATTCTGTCTTTTTTTTGGAAGGAGAGAGAGAGCCAGAACCATTATTCTCTGTGCCTTTGTTATCTAAGAAGATGCCCTTGCCTTTGTCTATTGAATCTTCAAGGCGTTTTATTGTTTGAGTTGCATTAGGGATTCGTTCTTTTGCGGAATTGATAACGTGACTTAAATTTATCGTGTGATTGGTTTCTAAAATGTTTCTGTCTTTCCAGTTGTCAGGATCTCTATTTTTTAAAAAGAATATGGCGGAAGTTTCTTTTCCTTCTAAAGCATTATCAAATAGTTTAGAGCTTACTTGCGCTATTGCTTTCGCTCTCCCTTTTTCTAGTGCGTTCTTTATGCTTTTAATATGTTTCTTTCTTGTAAGCGTTGAAGGATTAATCCCTAAACTAGCGCATATTTGACGCTCATTAAGGCCCATTCCAGCTAAACGTTCTATTTCGTTGTGGTCTAAATTAATTGCTTTTCTTCCTGGTTTTTTCTTTGCTTCCATAAGGTATTTTAGCTCTTTTAAGGTAATTAATGAACAAATAAGCTATTTATTGATTATATATAAAGTGTAAATAAATGATATTTAGGTATTGCAAATGATAGTGTTGTATGCAACAATATATGTATTAATTAACTAAACGGAGAAAATTATGAATAGATTAAAAGTTGGGTGGGCAGAAATAAACACTAGAAATCCTAATACTGGAAATATGGGAACTCTTATAGGAAATATAAGAGAAGTTCACAAAAATTATTGTGAAGTAGAAATTCCTAAATGGAATGGCAAATCGGAAGAAACTGTAATTAGAGATATTCCTAATTGTTTCTTAACTAATATAGAAATGGAAGAGAAATAACCATGTACAACTTACTCATAAACTACATTGATAGCGAAGATAAAGAAGAACTATCTTTCGGACAACATATTCGCATTAGCGGTAGCGAAGTTATAAAGCTACTTAACACTTATAAACCAAACAAATTTAAAGGCGTAGAGCGTTTTATATTTGATATTCAGAGGATAGATAAATGAATAAAGATTACTTAGACAGTCTTTCCAAAGATCAATTAGAACATCGCATATATGATTTAAACAACGAATTAAACCAAGAGTTTCATTTACACCGCATTATGAAGATAAAAACAGCTATGAAGCTACAGAACGAGGTCGCTTATTGCAAAGCGTTATTGGAGAACTTCAACCCAGTTGAGGAAAACGAATTCGACAGAGAAATCAGACTCAACCCAAACTTTAACCAAAAAGAGAACAATGAGTAGAAATTATTTAGTACAAGCACACTTAGAGTATTTGGTCGAGCGAGGTTTGAAAAAAGGACTAACCGAAAAACAAGCCATCGACTATGCCAACAATATATTTTTTTCAAAAGGAGAGTAATTATGAGTAATCCAACACAAAAAGATTATCAACAAATAGCAAAAGCATTGAATGATCATTATGGCGGTTTTGAAATAACAGAAAATCACTTAAACAATGTAGCAATCTTAAAAAGTTATAATCCAGATTCACCTAGTTGGTCTGGAGATATAGCATTGGTAGTTCATGGCGAGTCATGTTTTAAAGATATTCTTTATAGAATAGATAATAAATGGACTTGGGCGGAAAGCATGAACGAGGGCGAGTATAACTGCAACAAAGAATTAATTTAAGGAGAGTAACCATGAATAAAGAACTATATTTTAAAAGACGAGCAAATTTAAAGACTGCTATACGACAAGCTAAGTCTTTAGAATTCAAGCAAGTTTGGGTATCAAAAACCATAGAACTTGATAAAATGTATCGCAGTTAAAGAATTAGAAGCAACGGCAATACCCCCTATGATAATTCTCCCTTTGCCGTTGCTTCGCTAAACCAATGCAAAGATCAAAAACAGTATTCAAGATAGACCACATAAGCGTTAAAAAGAAAAGCTCTCAATCCAGGAAAAAGCGTATATCTTCAAGTACCATGAATAAGTCAAAGAGAAGAATGCGAGGAAAGAACTTAAGGATTTCTGGCAGGTAGTTCTTCTCTTAATAATTTATTCAAGCCAACTAAAAGAATATGCCTACGAATCCCACGCTTACTCTTACGCATGAGCGTTTTATTCTCCTCATCCGCTAACCAGATAATATTCTTCTCCGCACTCGCTAACTCCAAGAGTGCATTACTAACTGTCTTATGATTCATCCCACACATAAGCGCATAGTATCTATTGCTATCGTGCGAACTCCAGGTTTCTAGTCTATGCCTTTCGCATATTGCCCAAAGCGTGAGCTTACTAGCTGGAGATAAATCATTTCTCCCCACGCTCGAACGATACCACTGCCAAACGATCTTCTTCGCTTCTCCGAACGAA